AAAGTATTAATCTCAAATGCATCACCAGAAGAAAAGGACATAATAATAAACTCAATATATGAAGCTAGGGACTACTTTAATGATTATGCTTCTGAAGTTACAGAAAATGTAGAAGAAATTAAAGATAGAATGGATGAAATACTTAATTCAGCACTATACAACATAGAAAGGATGACAGAGGACTAATGAATTTAAAGAAAAGATTTTTAAAAAAAGATGAAGTGAATTTTTCAGATGAACAAGCACTTGAAAGGATAGCAGAATTGCAAGAAGCTTTTAAGGAGAATGAGAGCATATTAGTTAATGAGGGAGACAGTTTATTTATGGAATTTTTGCTAAAGAAATATATCCAACAGATGGAGTTTAGAGACAATATAAGAATAGTGCTTATGTTAATTTTATTAGCTTTGGTAATAGTACTTTGTTAGGAGGTATAAAAGGTGGAAGTTAAGGAATTAGCAAACAAAATAAAAGAGTTGAATATAGCAAGTTGCACCAGTTGCCCTTTCTGTGAGGAAGAAAGGTGGTTTGGAAGAGATTGCAAATTACATGGGACTATATGTGTATGTATTGATGTAAACATAGGTAGCGCTGAGAGTTTGTTACAGTTAGAACACTTCTTTGAAACTGGAGAAGTAAAAGATAATATTTAGGAGTATGAGCTATGAACACATGGGTTATAAATGCCAATATAGAGAAGATTTTAGAACTGTATTGGAAGGGATATAGCTTTTATCAAGCCCTTGAGATTGTGAAAGAGGGTGAGAAAGTTGAAAAGGAATGAAATGTTGAAAAGACACGCAAGAGCTATAGCTTTCTGCAAAGAAAATGCAGAACTTGGGAGTGAAGAAATAATTAAAAGATTGATAAGAGACTTCGGCTATGCTAGAGGAAGTGCTTACAATATCTCAAGAGAAGCAGTAACGGGAAAGGTAGGAGGAAAGTACATCAAAAAAAATCTTAAAGCTTATTTAGATAGCTTAGAAGTAGAAGAGCAAAAGGCTTATGAAAGAAAAATGCTAGAGGAAGAATTAAGCAGACCTAAGTTCTTCTTCTAGCAAAAAAGAAAAAAATCAAGAATATTATATCACACAAAGGAGGATTTGAAAATGGAAGTAGTAGTTGATTTCTCCAGCTTTCTTGAAGTAGAAATGAAAGTTGGGAATAAAATAGAACTCAAATCTGATGATGGCAGTTTTAAAGGAGAAATGAGCCATGATTTTATAGAAAATCTGTTTACAACATATATAAGTCAAGCAGATGAAAATACAATTAAAGAGCTTATAGGCTATGCAGAAGAAGAGTTAAGGGAAAGAGAGAAAGATGAAATAAATGCTAGGAAAATAGTAAGCACTTTAGGAGGAAAAAATGAAGATAACAAGATTATGTATTAAGAACTTTTTAGGTATAAATGAAAAAGAACTTGATTTAAAGAAAATTAATTATATCAAAGGTCCAAAAGGGTGTGGCAAAACCTCAACCCTTGAGGCTATTGAAAAAGTATTTACCAATAAGAATAGAAGAACAGAAATTGTTAAGCATGGGGAAAGTGAAGCTACATTATATGTAAAAACAGATGATGGACTTGAAATTGACAGAAAAATAAGAACTGATAAGTCTGATTATTTAAAGGTTAGAAAAAATGAATTAGCTGCACCAAGTACAGAAAAGTTTTTAAGAAGCATGATACATGGTCAAATTTTTAGACCACTTGATTGGATTAATCTTTCAGCAGATGAACAAACTAAAAGCATTTTGGCAATGCTTCAAATTGATTGGACTATGGAACAAATGGAAGCATGGTTTTCTGAAATACCTTCAGGAATAGATTATGAAATGCACATATTGCAGATTCTTAAGTCTATAGAGACAAAGTATTTTAAAGAAAGAGAGGCTTTGAATAGAGAAATTAAGGAACTTGAAATACAGGTAAAAGGCATGATGGATGAGCTTCCAGCAGGTTATGATGGAGAAGTATGGAGAAATAAGAAACTTCAAGATTATTATGAAAAAGTAACTGAAGCACAAAAAGTTAATCATTGGATAGATACTGCCAAGGGAATTAAGGAAAACTTTGAAAAGAAAGTTAGTTCAATAAAAATGTCAGCAGATGGTGAAAAGTCAAAGATAAAACTAAAGTTTAATGAGCAAAGACAAGATATAAAAGACCTTATAGATATTTCTAAAGTAAAAATAGAAAAGGCTAGTAACTTTATCAATGGAGCAAATGAAAAAGTAGAACTTGAAATGTCCAAACTAGATAATGAACTAGAAAAAGAATATCAAGAGTTGCTTCAAAAATATGCTATTAAAAAAGACTGTAAAAAAAGAGAGATTCTTCAAGAGATAGAAGAACAAAAGGAATTAATTAACTCTTGTAAAAACAGAATTTCAGTAAAAAAACAAGAGTTATTAAATCTTGATAAAGTTGAAAATTTAGAAGTTGAGGCAGTAGATAAGAAACTATCTTTTGAGATTGAAAAAGAGAAAACTCAATTAGGAAAAGCTTCTGAATATCTTGAAGATAATGACTATATAGATATAGTTTCATTACAAGCACAGGCAGAAGAAGTTCAAAGAATGCAAAGCTATTTGAGAGAATATGACAAAATGGTTGATATTAGAGATGGGAAGCTAGCTTCATGGAAGGAATATTCTTCAACCTTAACTAAGAAAATTGAAAAGGCTAGAGAATTGCCTAGTGAATTGTTGAAAACAGCTAAAATGCCTATTAATGGTATTAGCGTGGACAGTAAAGGAATGATTAGAATTAATGGAACCCTTATAGATGGTTTAAGTGATGGTGAAAAACTGGAGCTATCTTTTGTTATTGCTAAAGCGCAATGTGGAGAGCTTAAGCTTATTTGTTTAGATAGATTTGAAAGTTTAAATGAAAAGGAAAGAAAAAAACTTATAGAAGATATGGCAACAGATGATTACCAATATATTCTTACATCAACTGAAAGTGATGAATATGAAATAGTTCAATTTAATGATAAAAAGGAGATAATTAATTATTTTGGAGGAGAAGAATAATGGCAGGAAATAAAGATTTAGTTTTAAAACAGACAAACTCATATTTAGATTTAATGTTAACAAAAGATGCAGGTGCATTACCAGCAGGTTTTAATCCGTTAAGATTTAAGCAAAATGCCATGACAGTATTAAGTGATACTAATGGATTAGAGAAGCTTCAAGGGAATGAATATTCATTAGCAAGAACAATAATGAAAGGAGCATACTTAGGATTAGATTTCTTCAATAAAGAATGTTATTGCATTATCTATGGAAATAAAGCAGAGTTTCAGACAGATTATAAAGGTGAGATAAAACTTGCTAAGAAATATAGTATAAATCCTGTAAAAGACATATATGCAAAGTTAGTCCGTGAAGGTGATGATTTTGAGGAATGTATAAAAGATGGTCATCAAACTATAAATTTTAAACCTAAAAGCTTTAATAATGGAGAAATAATAGGAGCATTTGCAGTATGTTTATTTCAAGATGGTGGAATGATATACGAGGCTATGAGTAAAGAAGAAATTGAAGAAGTTAGAAAGAATTATTCCAAGGTTCCAAATGGACCAAGCTGGACTAAGAGCAAAGGTGAAATGTATAAAAAAACAGTACTAAGAAGATTGTGCAAGTTAATAGAATTAGATTTTGAAACAATAGAACAACAAAAAGCTTTTGAAGAGGCTAGTGGCATGGAAATGAAGCAAGTAAAAAAGGAAGAAAAATCTGTCTTTGAAGTGAATAGAGAAAATGAAGTAATACCAGATTTTAAAGTTGATACAGAAACAGGGGAAGTTATAGAAGGACAACAAAGCATTTTTGAAGGCTCACCATTTGAGGGAGGCGAAAAGTAATGGAATTAAATAAAGAAAATTATTTTAGCTTAGAAGCTGACAGAGAGTATTTCTCTGTCTCTCAATTTAAATCATTTAGAGAATGTGAAGCAAAAACAATGGCTAAACTTAATGGAACATGGGTAGATGGTGAGAATGATGCCTTTACATTAGGAAGTTATGTTCATCTTTGGAGTGAAGGAGGAAACCTTGGGGAGTTTAGAGCAGCTCATCCAGAAATGTTTAAAAAGGATGGAACTTTACTTAAAAAATATGAAATAGCTGATAAAATGATTCAAACTTTAGCAAGTGACCCTATGATAGAAAAGGTTAGAGAGGGACAAAAAGAGGTTATATTTACAGGAAGTTTATTTGGGGCTAAGTGGAAAATAATGATTGATATATACAATCCCACTAATGGTGTATTTGTGGACTTAAAAACAACAAGGAATATAAGACAAAAGTATTGGAATGAGACTTTGAGAGTTAAGCAAAACTTTATAGAATATTATGATTACTTATTACAGATGGCTGTGTATGCAGAAATTGAAAGACAAAATAGAGGTGGAAACAATTACTTGCAACCACATATAGTAGCAGTTTCTAAAGAGGAGATACCAGACAAAGAGGTAATACTTATAGGAACTGAATTCATAAAGGAAAAACTTTTAGAAGTTGAAGCTATGTTACCACATTTTATAAAGGTTAAGAATGGAGAAGAAGAGCCAGTAAGATGCGAATGTTGTGATTATTGTAGAAGCACAAAAAGGATAAAAAAAATAGTTCATTATACAGAATTATAGGAGGATAAAGATGGATGAAGGGTGGTACAAGTTCTACAGAAAGTTATATACAAAACCTATTTGGTTAAAATCTACTCCTGAACAGAAGGTAATTCTTGTTGCCCTTCTAGGAAAAGCAAACCATAAGGAAAAAGAATGGGAGTGGAAAGGGAAACAATTTAAGGCAAAACCAGGTCAATTTATAACTTCAATAAATTCAATAATTGACATGTGTGGCAAAGGAATTTCAGAGCAAAATGTCAGGACTGCATTAAAAAGATTTGAAAAATATGAATTTCTAACACAAGAAGTAACAAAGACGGGAAGGCTCATAACCATAGTAAATTGGGGGCTTTATCAAGGTATTGAATTAGAAACTAACAAAGAAACTAACAGACACCTCACAAAGACCTCACAAAGAGCTAACAAAGACCTAACAGACACCTCACAATCACCTAACAAAGACCTAACACCTAACAAGAATGATAAGAATATAAAGAATGTAAAGAATGATAAAGAAAGAGAAGAATGTGAAGAAGATATACCACAACCTTTATCTCTTTTTTTCCCAACTAAAATACATGAAAGAATTTTTAATCTTGTTGGAGATACTGGTTATAAGACTTGGTTTATGGAAAGTAAAATTGAAGAGAAAAATGGATTAATAATAATAAGAGCTATTAACAATTTTGTTGAAGGAGTTATTAGAGATAAATACTTAAATAAGTTAAAGATAGAATTTGGAAAAGAGGTTCTATTAGAAGAGATAGGAGGGAATAAATTTGGAATTTATAGCTAGAGAAGAATTTACAAGGCAACCTAAAGAAAATCAAAAAATACTTTTTGAATATTGGAAGTTAAATTTAAGCATAGGTGACCTATTACTTGATGGAAATGATGATATATCTATTATTTCTAATGAGGAGGATATAAAGCTTATTAAAGAGGAAAAATGTGTAACTCCACTATTTACAGAGGGTCAACTTAGGAAGTTTATAGAGGAACAAGCAGAAGCATATGTGGAGATAAGGACTTTCAAAGAAGGAAGAGTTTTATATATAGTTAGTGAGCTCATGGGTGAATGTGAAAAACAATTTGAAAACTTACTAGAAGCATACTGGCAATTAGCAATTACAACTGCTTATATGCTTAGAATAATGGAGGAAGATTAAATGAGTAGAGAGATTAAATTTAGAGCAAAAACATTGGCACAAGACGTGTGGTGCTATGGTTCTTATTTTGAACACATAAAAAGACAAGTATCACTAGGAGATAGCCTAAAAGATGAAGATATAGAGCATGTGATGATTAGTAGTAGTTTTGCAGATTGGAATATGCCAAGACGCATAGAAGCAATTTTAATAAATCCTAATACAGTAGGACAATACACAGGAGAAAGAGATATTGGAGGAAAAGAAATATACGAAGGTGACATAATAGAATTCAATGATGTTGAATATTCAGATTCTCCAAGCCAAAAATTCACAGTTAGAAGTGGAGAGGATTTTCATAGGGATTGTTGCTACTTACAAAACATAAATGAATATATAGACCAATACATTAAAGGTAATGGAGAATATCCAGATGATTCTATACAAGTTATCGGAAATATATATGACAATTCAGAATTGTTAGAGGAATGTAGGTGGTAACTTGTGACCTAAGCAAGTCATTAAAAGGCAAATAGGCTTATGAAAATATAGCAGGATTTCAATTCAGGATTTTTGTAAGTCAACCTAAAAATTAGAAGAGGGTGGAAACACCCTCTAAATTTTAAATGAAAGGGAAGAGTTAAAATGGCAAAAAGTGTTATAGAACACATGAATGAAATAGATGCAAAGACTAAAATAGCAAATTTTATGGTTAAGCAGAAACAACCATATGAATGGAAAAAGAAATATGCAGAAATAAGAGCTAAAGAGTTTATAAAAGAATGTGATAAAAGAGAATTGAATTGTCATGTATCAGTTGGTGGTTTAGATAGCATAACATTATATTTATTTTTAAAAAGTATAGGAATAAATATTCCAGGAGTTTCAGTTTCATACTTGGAAGATAAAAGCATACAAGAAGTTCATAAACAATTAGGAATTATAAGAATTAAATCTGCTAAAAAGGCTGACGGTTCTTTTTGGAACAAGACACAAATCCTACAAGAGTTTGGGTTTCCAGTATTATCAAAGGAGATAACTTCAAAAATAGAACATTTACAAGCTCCAACAGAAAAAAATAAAACAGTTAGACATGCAATAATAACTGGAGAAACAGGAGCCTATGGTGGTTGGAGAAAAGGTTCAAAAATGAAGCTCGCACAAAAATGGTTAGAATTGTTTGCTGGATATGAGAATGAAAATGAGAATGTACACTATCAAATAGCTCCATTTAAGGTTTCTTCAAAATGTTGCTATTATTTAAAAGAAAAATCATCTGCTGACTGGGCAAAAGAACATAATAGTGTTCCATTTTTAGGATTAATGGCTTCTGAAGGAGGTAGAAGAGAAAAATCATTAATGATAAATGGATGTAATTATTTTGGAAAATCAACAATAAGATCAGCTCCGTTTGCAATATTCAATAGACAAGATATTTTACAACTTGCATTAGAACTAGAAGTACCAATACCAACAATATATGGAGAAATTAAAAGAAAAGCCAATGGAACTTTATACACAACAAAAGCTCAAAGAACTGGTTGCTCTATGTGTGGGTTTGGAATACAACTTGAAAAAAGGCCACATAGATTTGATAGACTAAGAGAAAATAATCCTAAAGAATGGCACTACTGGATGTATGAATGTTGTACAGATGAAAAAGGAGAAAAATATGGATGGGGTAGAGTTTTAGATTATATAGGTATTGGATGGGAAGATATACCTAATGAAAATGGAGTATTAGATGGACAAATAAGTTTTGAATTATAGAGACATAATAAAACATTATGTAAAGAAAGGAGAAGAAAAACATGTACAAAATCTTAGCAAAATTAGGAAGTAAAGTAAGAATTATTACCAGTGCTGATACAACAAGAAGGAGAAAAGAGAAAATAGGCAAAATAATTTTAGCAACTGAAAGCTTCATAGTAGTTAAATATGCAAGAGGATACAGAGAATGTTTTGGGCTTGCAGATGTTATAGCTCCAGCAGGATTAAGGATTCTTATGTGGGATGGTGAAGAATGGAGAGATATAGAATATGAAAATGAAATTTCTTGATATAGAAAAATTGCCAGATGAAAAAGGACAGATTGTTAAAGTTATTGAAGAACTGTATGAGTTTATAAATGCTAAAAATGATGAAAACCAATTAGAAGAATTTTACGACCTAGTACAAGCTTCATTGAATCTACTCCAAATCAGAAACTTTACACTCCAGGAAATACAGGAAGCAGAACAAAAACATATAGAAAAATTAAGAGAAAGAGGGTGGAATATTTAATTATGGATAAGGATTTATTTAAGAAAACAGAAGGAAAACTATATAGGTATTATGAAGATTTAGATAAATATAAATCAATTGAAGCAGAAATAGTTTTATTAAAAAATATAATAGTTAAACTAGAGGATAAAATAAAAAAATGTGATGTAAATATTGATCCAGAACAAAGAGGAATAGAAATATCTGAAAGAGTACAAACCTCAGCTAATGGAATAAGCTATGTAGAAAGGGAAATAGAAAAAGCAATAGATGATATGGAGAAAGAAAGAGCTCATAGAATAAAGAGATTATTTAAACTAGAGTGTAGTGCTAGGAATATGCAATATAAAACAGAAAAAATGAAAAATAATATAAATATGCTAAATGATGAACATAAGAAATTTATAGAATTAAAATATAAAGAAAAAATGGGAATGAGGGCAATAGCATTAGAGCTTAATATGAGTAAAAACACAGCTTATGACTTAAGAGAAAATATAGTAAATAGTATATCCAATTTAACTTGTTGGATTTAGGGACAAAAAAAGGACACTTTAGGGACACTTTAATAAAATAAATATTTTATAATAATATTGTGAATTAGTAAAAGCTTTTAGTTTTTATATTCTCCCCTTATAATTTAAGATGTAAACACTGGCACTTTTTACAGTGCCAAACATGGAAAGTTGGCAGAGAGGCTGAATGCACCTGATTGCTAATCAGGCATACAATGACGATTGTATCATAGGTTCAAATCCTATACTTTCCGCCATTTTTAAAATTAAAATCCCCCCTAAATTTTAAAGAACTCTAGCAATAGGGTTCTTTTTAATGCTTACAAGCCAGTAGCAAAAAATAAATATGAAGGAGGGAATCCTTCTTAAACACAATAGTATCCTACTGGCTTTAATTTTTACAAAACGAATACGAGGTGAGGTGATGGCTAGAGAAAGAAGTCCAAATAGAAAAAAAGCTTTTGATATATATAAAGAACATAATGGAAATATAGATTTAATCGAAATTGCCAACATTTTAAATATTTCATCAGGAACAATAAGAGGTTGGAAAAATAAAGATAAATGGAATGAAAAAATTAATGTAGCGTTCCAAAAGAATACGGAACGTTCCAAAAGAAAAGGTGGCCAGCCTAACAATAAGAATGCTGAAATACATGGATTCTTTTCAAAATATCTTCCAAAAGAAACTTTAGGAATAATTCAAGAGATAGAAGTTAAAAATCCTTTAGATATACTTTGGGAAAATATTCAGATTCAATATGCAGCAATAATAAGAGCTCAAAATATTATGCTTGTTAAAAATCAAGAAGACCATACAAAAATGCTTGTTAAAGAACAGAATGGAGATACCTCTTCAATGGAAGAATGGGAAATACAATATTCATGGGATAAACAAGCTACATTCCTACAAGCACAATCAAGAGCTATGAAAACTCTTGAAAGTATGATTAAAAATTATGATGAGCTTATTCACAAGAATTGGGATTTAGCTACAGAGGAACAAAAAGAAAGAATTAATGTTCTTAAGTCTAAAATAAATAAAGATAATGATTCTAAGGAAGATAAACTTGATAAATACTTTGAAGCTTTAGAAGGTGAGTTTAAAGATGATTGATGAATTATATCATAAAAAGCAACAAGAAGTTTTTAAATTTGCTATGAATAATGATTACTTTATGCTTATCAATCATGGAGCTAAAAGAACAGGAAAAACTATTTTGGATAATGATTTATTTTTATATGAACTTAGAAGAATTAGAAAGATAGCTGATAAATTAAATATAAAATTACCTCAATATATTTTAGCAGGAGCAGACCTTGGAGCATTGCAAAGAAATGTTCTTAATGAATTAACAAATAAATATGATATAGAATTTCATTTTGATAAACATAACAGATTCATATTGTTTGGTGTACAAGTATGCTGCTTTGGTCATAGTAAAATAAATGACTTAGGAAGAATAAGAGGTATGACAGCTTTTGGTGCTTATATAAATGAGGGGACAATGGCCAATGAAGAGGTATTTAATGAAATTAAGTCAAGGTGTTCAGGAGAAGGTGCAAGAATATTAATAGATACTAATCCTGACCAACCAGAGCATTGGCTAAAAACTAATTTTATAGATAAAGCAGATGGAAAAGTAATTCAAGAATATAGATATGTACTTGATGATAATACTTTTCTAAGTGAAAGATATAGAAATAATATAAAAGAATCTACTCCAAGTGGAATGTTCTATGATAGAGATATAAATGGATTATGGGTTACAGCAGAAGGAGTTGTATATCAAGATTTTAATAAAGATATTCATTATATCCATAAAGAAAAACTTAAGGATATAAACTTTACCAAGTATTATGCAGGTGTTGACTGGGGATATGAGCATCCAGGAGTAATAGTTTTATTAGGTGATGATGATAAAGGTAATACTTATCTTATCAAAGAAATTTCAGCACAACATAAAGAGATTGATTGGTGGGTTGAAGAGGCTAAAAAAATTCAAAAAAAATATGGAAATATTAAATTCTATTGTGATACTGCAAGAGTTGAACATATAGATAATTTTAATAAAAATGGTGTAAGAGCTTTATATGCTGATAAGTCTGTACTATCTGGGATAGAACAAGTTGCTAAGAAATTTAAAAATAATACCTTATTTGTTGTATATGAAAATGTTAGTTTATTTAAAAAAGAAATATATATGTATTCCTGGAATGAAAAAACTGGGGAACCAATAAAACTTTGGGATGATGTAATGGATGCACTAAGATATGCGATTTATACAGATAACTCAGATAATAAAGTAAGGATAGGAAACAAATCAAAATTAGGTATAAGGTAGGTGAATAAAGTAAATGCCGATAATTAAAGATAGAGAACTATTAAATGAAGATAGAGCAGTACCAGGAATATTAATTCAAAAATGCTTAGAGGAACATCAAATGATGATAAATAGATATAATCTATTAGATGAATATTATAATGGAAAACATAAAATCTTAGGTAGAGCATTTAATAGTGAAGACATACCAAATAATCGTTTAGTATGTAATCATGCTGAATATATAACAGATATGGCAACAGGATATTTTATAGGCAACCCAATAACCTATAAAGATGATGATATAAAGCCTATATTGGAGAATTTTGATGTAATAGATATTCATAATATAGATACTGAACTATGTAGGGATATAAGTAAGTTTGGTGTTGGGTATGAAATGATATATATGTCAAGTGATGAAATCCCCATTCCTAAAAGTGTGAAGCTAGATCCAAGAAATACTGTATTAGTTGTTGATGATACTGTAGAGCATAAAAGCTTATTTGGTATTCATTATTATGAAAAGAAGGATATAAATAATACTTTGTTAGGTTATTATGTAAATATTTATACAAGGGACAAGATATATCATTATTTTACCTCTTCATTATCAAATACTGATATGGAATTGCTAAGTGAAGAAGAGCATTATTTTAATGGAGTTCCTGTAATTGAATATTGGAATAAGTCAAACTTACAAGGAGATTATGAATCTGTAATAACACTTATAGATGCATATAATACTTTGCAGTCAGATAGAATAAATGATAAAGAACAACAAATTGATGCAATACTTGCAGTTATAAATGCTTCTTTTGGAGATAATGAAAGTGAAATGACAGAAACAGAAAGATTTTTAAAAGAGCATAAAATATTAGAACTTCCAAGAGATGCAGATGCAAAATGGCTTTTAAAACAATTTGTTGAAACAGAGGTAGAAGTCTTAAAGAAAGCTATTAAAGATGATATACATGAATTTTCAAAAGTTCCATGTTTAACTGATGAAAACTTTGCTTCACAAGCTTCAGGGGTTGCTATGAAATATAAGTTATTAGGATTAGAACAATTAGCAAAGACTAAAGAAGGTTATTACAAGATAGGTTTAAGAGAAAGACTTAAATTATATGCAAATATATTTAATACTAAAGGAAATTCTATAGATACATCAAATACAGAGATAGTATTTACAAGAGCATTACCAGTAAATGAAGTAGAGCTATCTCAAATGGTTGTAAATTTAGAAGATACAGTAAGTCTTGAAACTAGATTAAGCTTATTACCTTTTGTAACTGATATTGAATCAGAAGTAAAAAAGCTTGAAGAAGAAAAACAGAAAAAAATAGAACAGCAACAACAGGCCTTTGGCTCTTATGATTTTAGAACTTCAAAAGAAGGTGAAGAAGATGATATTTCAAATTCTAATGGTAATAGCAGTAATAATAAGCTTAATTAATTTTTACTTGGTAGATGATGAAAATAAGAAAACTGACTTTTTTAGAAAAGTAGTTATAATTATACTAATATTAATATGGAATAAGGTGTAAACCAATGAATAACAAAAAATATTGGGAAGAAAGAGCAAACCTTAGAATGGAAACATATCATAAAAATTCAAATGAAACTATCTTGAAAATAAATAAAGCATATGATAAGGCTATTTCTGATATTAATAAAGATATAAAGAAAATATTTAATAAATTTCAATTAGACAATGAGCTTACCCAATCTGAGGCTAAAGACCTTCTTAATTCAAAAATTTCTATAAAAGAAATAGAAGATATAAGAGCAAAAATAAATTATATCCAAGATGAAGATGTAAAAAAATATCTTAGGGCTAAGCTTGATTCTGGAGCATATAAAGCAAGGATAACAAGACTTGAAGCTTTGAAAGAAAGCATAAATATAAATATAGCACAGGTTGCAGATGTTCAGCTAAGAGATATAAATACATTATTCATAGACAATATAGGACAAGCTTATTACAGTACCATGCATGATATACAGAAAGGTATTGGAATAGGCTTTTCTTTTGCAGAAATGCCAACAAGTAGAATAAAAGAGATATTAAAGCAAGATTGGAGTGGAAAGCATTATTCAGAAAGAGTATGGAAGAATAATGAGGTATTAGCTCAAAAGCTTCAAGAAACATTGCTCAGTGGTTTCATGAGTGGTAAATCTTATAGAAGAATGGCAAAGGAACTTGAGGACTTAAGTGATTTAGGTAAATTTGCTAGTGAAAGGCTTATAAGAACAGAATGTACTTATATTGCAAATCAAGGTGAGATTGAAAGTTATAAAGAGTGTGGTATAGAGAAATATGTCTATGTTGCTATATTGGATTTAAGGACATCAGAAATATGTAGAGAACTTGATAATAAGATATTCTTAGTTAAAGAAGCTATGCCAGGAAAAAACCTTCCACCAATGCACCCATATTGCAGAAGTACTACATACGCTTATATGGGTAAGGAATGGTATGAAGGTATTAAGAGGAAAGCTAGAGACCCAGTAACAGGAGAACTTTATACACTACCTAAGAATATGAGTTATAAAGAATGGTATCAAAAATTTGTTGTAGAAAAGCATGACAGGGATAAGGCTGATACTATGGAAAAGATGATAAAAAATAAATCATCTGATAGAAAACAGTATGAAGAATATAAGAAAATCTTAGGAAAAGATGTACCTAAATCATTGAAAGAGTTCCAAGAAATGAAGTATAATAATAGTACAGAGTGGAATAAACTAAATAAGCTTACAAAGCTATCTGATGATGAAAAATGGGCGATAAATAGGTATATAAGTAGTGATTCTTATAAGATTAATGAAAAATTAAGAAAAGGCATGAAATTAACAATTGATGATGAAAAGTTTATAAAAGATTTAGATAGTGCATTGAGTAAAATACCTAAATATACAGGAGACTTAACAAGGTCATTACAATTTTATAGTAAAGAGAGTATGGCTCTTTTCTTAGAATCTCATAAGGTAACTAATACTGTGACATATAAAGAATATATATCAACAACAAAGGGAGATATTTATAATGAAAATGCACAGGTTCAAATATATATACTGGATTCAACTAAAGGCAGAGATATTAGTAAATACAATGATGGTGAACAAGAAATACTATATGAACGTAATGTGCAATTTATAATAAAAGAGATTGAAGTTATAAATGGAGTGACTCATATTTTAATGGAGGAAATTTAATATGGATAAAGATAATTTATATAAAGATAGACGTTGGACTGACATTCCAAAAGCAACAGTGACAGGTCATAAAGAGCTGAGTAAAGAAGAAAGAGAAGCCAGTAAAAAGAAGCTAAGAAATCATTTAAAAAAGATTGGAATTATAAAAGAAGAGGATTAGTAAGCACTTACTTAGGTAGGTGCTATTTTTATACCCAAAAGGAGTAAGAGTTATGGAAGAAGCACTTAAAAAGCTATCTGAAAGACTAGGTGAAATAATGGAAAGCTTCAAATCTATACTAAGAGAAGCTTTTATGATAGTTAATATTGATTTTGAAATAAAAAGGTATTGTAATAGGCTAAAGCCAAGCAAGGAAATAAAGCCTAGAGCGGTACCTTTTGTTTATAGAAAAATTGCTATGAAATGTAGGAGCAATTGCTAGGAGGAATGAAAATGGCAAAAATAAAATTAATAAGGCAACCAACAGTTGCAAATACAAAACAAATATATCAATTTGATATTGAAGGATTTAAATTCTTAGTCAAAAACATTACAGATGATGATATTCTTGTAGCTTTTGATGAGAATTCAACAGAAGATGAAATGATACTTGTACCAAGTGAATGTGCACAAGTTGTTATGGTGCATGAGAACATTGAACTTAAGAATGGGAGTAAAACAGTTGTTATTCTTCCTAAGGCAACAAGTGAAAAGGGAGTTGAAGTTCAATGTCTGTTATGGTAGGTGGCACAGGAATAATAGGACAAGATATGGTGTGTGGATTTGGAAATGGCAAATACAAAACATTTGAAGGTACAGAAATAAGCATAAAAAACTGTTTAAAAGCTAAAGTAAAAGATTTGGTTGTAGAGGGAAAAACAATACAAGACACAGAGGATTTAAGCAATATAGAAAGCGTGGCAGAAAGAGAAGAAAATTTGGTTAATATAGCTACTGTTTATGAAAGCATGTTAGAAAGTGGTACAATAGGCAGTTTATTTAATCCTAAATCTAATTCTGCATACGATGTATATAAAATGGAAATACAACCTAATACAGAATATCTATTTAATTTAGTCGGGTATGGTCAAACACCCTGGGTCAGAATTTTAGACAAAAATAATATAACTGTTAAGGCACAAAACTTATCATCTGCCGAGCTTAACTATATTTGGTCTTTAAAGACAAAGGACGATTTTTACTATTTAGTATTTAATAAACCTAAAACTTCTACTGGAACATTCCAAATATACAAGACGGAAAATCCATATCCTCTAAAATTAAAGATAAATGAGGAAATTAATTATATAAATCTTCCTATTCCTTTAAGAAGTTTACCAAACGGAGTAGCTGATACTATTGAAGGAGATAAGCTAGTGCAGAGAGTTGGAAAGATTGTACTTGATGGTTCTGCTGATGAAAATTGGATATATCATTCTGGTCTTAGTAATGATGTAGTTTCACTCTTTTATATGGGGTTCCATAGTGTATCATCTGAAAGACTGCTAGGCATTTCGGATAGACTTCCTTGCTATACTATAACTGATAGGGTTTCTAATATTTCTAAAGGTATAGAATGTTTTTATCTAGGAGATGGTACCAGTTCCTTAATTCAACTTCAAATATTGAATTCAAGATTAGCAACTTTAGGCAAAAACGGTTTGCTTACATACTTACAAGCCAACCCTATAACCATTTATTATCCTTTAGCCGAGCCAATAATCCACCCTATAACAATTCCACCACTTGCAACAGCTAAGGGAACAAACATAATAACAACAGAAAATAATATTAAACCAAATTTAAATTTGAAAGTGAAGGTGAAGTAAAATGTATGGAAAAATAACAGAAGCAGGAGTATTTTTAAGTGCTACAGAAAAATTAGATGAAACATTCAAGCCTGTAATAAAAGAACTTCCTCAAAATGCTTTTAATGTAGAATTTAAAGATAGAGCAGATAGAGGAGATTATATAGCTGAAATATGGGTAGATAAAACTATTGTAGATAATAATACAAACGAAAGACTTAGTGCTCTTGAAGAAAGACAAAGTAAATCAGAAGAAAAACAAAGTGTTACAGATGGAGCAATAGAAGAATTAGCAACACTTATGAGTGAGGTGGTTAGCAATGGTTAGGTTCTTTGTAATGAGGATACATGAAGGAGAAATGACAATTGAAAATGTTCCTCCTTATTGGAGAGAGAAAGTTAAGAAGGAATTGGAAGAGTCTTAGAAATAAGGCTTTTTATTTTGCTCCAAAACTCTTATGAGGATAAACTGCGAGGAATAAATTGAACAATATGGGCTTAGAACATATTGGGCTAGGAGGAATAAAAAATGTTCATTAATAATTGTAATTTAAGAAAAAAGCTAGGCATAGGAAGATTACTTGAAGCAAATACAGGGGCAAATAGTGGTGCTAATACTGGGGTTGATGGTGGCAATAGTGAAAGTGCTGGAGAAGGTAATCAAAATTCAGAAAGTGAGAAATCTTTTGATGATGTATTGAAGGATAAAAAGTATCAATCTGAATTTGATAGGAGAGTTGCAAAAGCTCTTGAAACTGCAAGAGCAAAATGGGATACAGAAAAGGCTACTGAACTTGAAAATGCTAGGACAGAAGCTGAAAAGTTATCTAAGATGAAAGCTGATGAAAAAGCTAAGTATCAAGAAGAAAAAAGAATTGCTGAACTTGAAAAGAGAGAAAAAGATATTACTGTTAGAGAGCTTAAAGCAACAGCACTTGAAACTTTAGCAGAGAAAGAACTTCCAAAGGAACTAGCAGAAATACTTAATTATGAATCTGCTGAAACTTGTAATGCAAGTATAGAAGCAGTAGAAAAAGCTTTTCAAAATGCAGTAAGTAAAGCAGTTAATGAAAAGCTAAGAGGAGGGAATCCTCCAAAAGGCGGTAACTCAAATAATAAAGTAGATACCTTTGGATTTAACTTTACAGGAGTTAGACCTAAAAATAATAAATAAGAAAGGATTGATTAATTATGACAGTAAATTATGCTGAAAGTTATGCTAGAGAATTAGCAAATGCTTATCCATATGTACTTTACTCAGGAAGATTATGGAGTACAGAAAATGATAAAAAATATACAGTTCAAGATGCTAAAACTATAAAAATTCCTACACTATCAACTAGAGGAAGAGTTGATGGAGATAGAACAAAAATAGGTGATTTCTCACAAAACTTTTCAAATGACTGGGAAACTAAGACACTTAAAAATCATAGAATATGGCAAACATTAGTACACCCTCAAGATGTAAATCAAACTAATATGGTAGCTTCAATCTCAAATATAACTAAAACCATGAACGAAACACAAAAGTTCCCAGAACTAGATGTAATGATGTTTAGTAGCTTATATAAACTTAAAAATGAGATTGAAGCAATAACACCTGAAAGTGCTGCATTAACTTCAACATCTGCATTAAATAAGTTTGATGCAATGATGGATAAAATGGATGAAGGATTAGTGCCTTTTGCTGGAAGAATACTTTACGTGGATACTTACACTAAAACTTTATTAGACACTGCAATTTCTATTGTAAGAAATAATGGAGATAAAGTTCTATCAAGAGCAGTTTCAAGACTTGATGAAGTTGATATTCAAAGTGTGCCTACTGCTTTATTTAAGACTGCTTACACATTAAATGATGGCAAAACAGAAGGTCAAAAAGAAGGTGGATTTGTTGCAGCAAGTGGTGCTAAAGATATGGCAATGATACTTGTACATCCAAGTGCGGTATTACCAATTGTATCTTATTCATTTGCCCAAATGGAAGAGCCATCAGCTTTAAGCCAAGGTAAATATGTTTATTTTGAAGAATCTTTTGAAGATGTATTCATTTTAAATAAGAGACATGATGCCATCCAAATTTGTGTTAAGAAGTAGTTTTTTTATACTACTTCTTTTATAAATGAGGTGGTTTTATGCTAGAAAAGTTTAAGCTAAGATTAGGCATTTCAGATAATTCACAAGATGGCTTACTAGAGCAAATACTTGAAGATGCTGAAAATGAAATTTTAGATTATACAAATAGAGATAAATTACTTCCTAGAATGGAAGGCCTTCAAAGAGAACTTGCTATTATCTATTACAATAGGCAAGGAAATGAAGGTGAAAGTTCCAGGAGTGAAGGTGCTATAAGTGTATCTTATAGTGCTGAAATTCCTGAAAATATAAAAAATAGATTAAATGCTTACAGAAGGCTTAAGGCGGTGAGTATTGCAAATGAGAGTAAAGAATAAGAAAACTTACTATTTAAAAAAGAAAACTATTGTTGAAGACGATGAAGGTGGCAAATATCAAGGTTTTGAGGATAATGCTACAGAAATTCAAGCTTATATTTATCCAGCCAGTGGAAAGCTTCAAGCTGAAATCTATGGAGAAAGGCTTAATTATATTATGAATATGCTTTATGATGGAAATATTGAAGTTAATGAAGGTGATGGAATATGTTACAAGGCAAGAGCAATAGAAAAGCCTGATTATAAAATTATCTCCATTAAGGAATATACAAGCCATAAACTATTGGAACTGGAGAAAATATTATGAGTGAAAATATTGTAGGCACTTCTAAGTTTATACTTAAAGTAGATAAGTTAACTGATGACATTATGGAAAAACTAGAGAAATCAATGAACAAAAACATAAAGCTTGTACAAAATGCTGCAAAAGAAAATTGTACAGGCTTTAAGTATAGTAATGGGCAATTAGCAAATAGCATAATCAGTGAAACTAAAAAAGTTGATAACACAACAGTACAAGGTAAAGTAAGTACTAAGCTTGAATATGCAACTTACGTTGAGTTTGGAACTGGTCCAAATGGAGAAGCTCATCATCAAGGTACTTCTCCAAATGTTAATCCTATATATAAGTCTAAAGGTTGGATTATTCCAGCAAGTGCAATGGATAGAGAAATAGCAGAAAATTATGGCTTTGGAGTTGTTGAGGACAAAGATGGGAATGTAATTGGATATAAAACAAAAGGACAATATGCTCATCCATATATGTATCCAGCCTTAAAAGACAATGAAGATAAAATAGTTAAAAATATAGCAGATGATTTAAAAGCCGAAATAGAGAAGGTGACTGAATGATTAACATAAAGCCTATGATATATAAGGAACTAAAAAAAATATCTAATAATGTTAATGACTGTTACCCTTCTGATTGGGTCAGCTTTCCAATAATTCAATATATAGAAGAGGAAAACAAAACCAAAGTTAAAACAGATGATAAAGAGCAATTAGCTTATGTTAGATACAAAATAGATATTTGGAATAATAAAAGCACTTCTGATATTGCAGTAGCAGTTGATGAGGTGCTTTCTAAGTTAGGTTTTAAAAGGACACAATGCATTGATAGTCCAATAGAACAAGATTTTAAACATAAAATAATGAGATTTGAAGGAATTATTGATGTAAATATTATGAGAGTTTATAACGAATAAAGGAGTGATAAATATATGTTAGCAAATGGAATTACATTAGGTTATAAGAAGAAAGGAAGTGTATCTTCAAGTTTTACAAATCTTCCAGGATTAAAGGAGGTGCCAGAGCATGGAGAAGAACCTGAAAAGGTAGATGTCACTTGTTTAAGTGATTCCCATAAAAGATATGAGCCAGGAATAGGAGATTATTCAGAGTTAGAATATGTATTCAATTATGAAAACAGTTCAGAAACATCACCTTATAGAATTTTGAGGAAAGCTCAAGAAGAACGTGAAATGCTTACATTCGAAGAAGCACTTCCAGATGGCACTAAATATACATTTGACGCTTATGTAAGTGTAAAACGTGGTGGAGGCGGAGTAAATGCTGCCCTTGAATTTACAGCAACATTAACAGTAGATAGCATGGAAATAACAGATCCCAGTTAATAGCCAATTAGATATTGGCAAACAAACATTAGAAGTAAATGAAAGTGAGGAATAAATATTATGGCAAGAAAGCAATTTCAAATATGGAATGTGGCAGGAGAAGAATATAAATTAAAATTATCAACTTCAGGAATATGTAAGCTTGAAGAAAAATTAAAAATGGGGTTAATGGATGTATTAGAAACTTCAAAAAATATGCCTCCATTATCTATTATGCTTACAGTTACACATGCAGCATTAAAAGAACAACATAGTGGAATAAAGCAAGTTGATGTTGAAAAGATGTTTGATAAATACATTGAAGAGGGTGGTTCACAACTTCAATTTTTTACAGATGTATTTATGGGAATATATCAGGTATCAGGTTTTTTTACAGAGGACCAAGCAGAGATGATGGACGTGAAGCTTGCAGAAGCCAAGGAAGAAATGGAATAAGAAATTTAACAGATTTAATTGAAGAGTTATACCCTACTTTTTTAGATATGGGGTATAGCTCTTCTTTATTTTGGGAGAGTTCTTTACAAGAGATATTTGATTTAGTAGAGAGTTTTAACAGAAAAAAAGAAATTGAAAGAAAGGATTATGAAGCAAAGTTAAAAACAGAAATAATGCTTAACACTGTATTGGCAAAACAAATAGGTGAATATGTAGCATGTCTTTTTGATAAAAATGTAAAAGTTACTCCTCCTGCAAAATTATTTCCAGAATTATTTGAAGAGGAAAATAAAGAAATTGAAAAGAAAAATTTAGAAATACAAATGCAACTACATAAAGAAAGAATGCATAACTTAGCAAATAGACTTAATTCTAGTAAAAGAAGGGAGGGAAAATAAATGACATTAGAAGAATTAAAAGTTGTAATATCAGCCACTATTCAACCTCTAAAAGAAGCTATGAATAAGGCTAAAGCAGAAGTCAAAAATGCTACTGGAGAAATGGGTAGGCAAGTTGAAAAAACTAAAAAAAGTTTCTTTAGTGGTTTTGGTAAAGGCAAAATTTCTCCAACTATTGATACTTCAGGACTGGAAGATAAAATTCTTGATAAGACCAATGAAGCTGACATGATAGATAAAAAGATTGAAATTACTAGAAGAGAACTACAAAAGCTTAAGGAAGAATTTAGTAGTACTTTTAATTCTGACAGTAGAAATAAACTTGAAAAAAAGATTGTAAATACAGAGAACAGTTTAAATCATCTTGTTTCAAGGTCAATTAAACTTAGAAGTGAAATAGATACCTTGAGAGCCAAACTAGATGGAGCAGGAGATAGTGCAAATAATGCTTCTAAAGGAGTTAATAATTTAGGCAATAAAAGTAATAATGCAAAGAATAAACTTAGTAGTCTTAATGGTGCTTTGAATAAGTTAGGCATAGGAAATAAAAAGACTAAAAGTGGAATGGATAATCTTATGTCTACTATGAAAAAATATGCAAGAATGATTGTGATAAACAGGCTTCTAATAGCTTCGCTTGTAAAAGGGATAAGAAGTTTGCTATCTTCCATGGTTGCAACCTTAAAAACTAATAGCCAGTTTTCAAATTCATTAGCACAAATACAAACAAATCTAAGGGTTGCATTTACTCCTATATATCAAGCTATTCTCCCAGCTATAAATACCCTTATGTCAGCATTATCTAAACTAACTGGATATATAGCAAGTTTTACATCTGCAATCTTTGGAAAGACTTATGCTGAAAGCAAAGCAGCAACTCAAAGTCTTATTGACGCAAAGGCTGCTATGGGAGCATATGGAGATACTACAGAAAAAACAAAGAAAGCAGTTGATAGATTAGCTGGAATTGATGAGATAAATAAACTATCTAGCAATAATGATAGTGATAATGATAAATCTAATGTTCCAGTTCTTGCAGATGTTGACACAAGTGCCTTTGATGGAAAAATGGAAAAACTAGCGAAGAAAATGAAAGAAATTTTTAAAACTATTTTTCAGCCTTTTAAAAATGCTTGGAAGAAAGATGGAAGTTGGGTAACAGATAAATTTAACTTAGCAGTAGAAAATACTAAAAAATCTTTAAGTGGATTTTATGAAAGCTTAAAAAATCCAGTAGTACAAAAATTTATTGAGAATATTGCAGGTATAGGAATAGCTTTAGGTGGTTTAGCTTTATCTATATACAATAATTTTATAATTCCAGTAGTTAATTGGTTTATAAGTTTACTTCCAAGTGCAGCAGAAGGGTTAAATCCATTGCTAGAAAAAATAAAGGAATTTATAAAGAATTTAGCAGATAGTCCTGAAAAGGTACAAAAATTATGTAGTGCAGTTCTTGGAATTGTAGTTGCTATAGGAACTTTAAAAATAATAGTACAAGTAGCTAAATGGGTCAAAAACTTACAAGGAGTTATAGCTCTTCTAACTACAAACCCTATAACTATAGTTATAATTGCACTTGCTGGATTAGTTGCAGCCTTTGTTGCTTTTTATGCAAGTAATGAAGAGTTTAGAGATAAAATGCAAGGAGTATGGGAAGGCTTATGGAGTTCCATAAAACCAGTACTTGATAATATAGGAAAGATTTTAAAATGGCTTTTAGATGAAATATTAGCACCACTTGCAGAATGGACTATATCAGATTTATTACCAAGTTTCTTTAATTTAGTATCTGGTGCTTTAGATGTTTTAAATCCTATATTAGAAGCTTTCATGGAAGCTGGAAAATGGCTATGGGATAGTTTCCTAAAGCCAATAGCTGAATGGACTGGAGGGGTTGTAGTTGACATCCTGAATGGATTAGCAGATGTATTAAAAGTTATTGGGGAATGGGTAAAAGAACACCAAGAAACAATAACCAAAATATTAAAAGTGCTTGGAGTTTGTTTGACTGTATTTGCTGCAATAAAAATCGCTTTAGGAGCAATAGCTGTAGTTATAGGTATATTGACAAGTCCTATTACATTAGTTATAGCTGCCATAACAGCCTTGGTTGCTATATTCATTCAGCTGTATGATAGTTGTGAAGGATTTAGAAAGTTCATAGACACTGTTGTTGAGTTTGGTAAAAATTTAATATTAGGCTTACTTGAAGGTATTGCAAGTATTATGTCTAAAATAGGAACATGGTTAAAAGACCATATAGTTGACCCTATATTAAATGGAATTAAAAAATTATTTGGAATACATTCACCTAGTACTGTTATGGCTGAAATAGGTATTTATTTAATGGAAGGCTTGCTAAGTGGAATATTGTCATTAAAAGATAAAATAGTTAATTCATTTACTGCTATTAAAGATAAAATTAAAGAAATATTTAACAATATACCTGATTATTTTAAAACAAAATTTAGTGAATCATTAACAAAAATAAAAGATGCATTTAATCCTATTAAAGAATGGTTTAGCGGTGTATGGAGAAAATTAAAAGATATAGTTTCTGATACATGGGATAAAATATTAGGATTGTTTAATAAGGGTGGAAAAATATTTGATGGAATAACAGAGGGTATAGCTGGAATATTCAAAAGGATTGTAAACAGCTTAATAAGTGGAATAAATAAGGTAATAGCTACACCTTTTAATCTTATAAATGGGTTATTAAATAAAGTTAGAGAAATAAATATAATGGGATTCTCCCCATTTGAAAATTTATGGGATAAAGACCCTTTAACAGTCCCACAAATACCAAAGCTTGCACAAGGCGGATTTGTAAAGGCTAATAATCCTACTTTAGCAATGATAGGAGATAATACTAGATATGGTGAAATAGTAGCACCTGAAAATAAATTAAATCAATTATTAGATAAAGCTATAAATAGAAGTGGAATTAATGAAGATATTTTATATAAAGCTTTCTTAAGAGCTTTGAAAGATATGCCAAACCAAGATATTAACTTAAATGTTGATGGTGTTAGATTGGGAAATGCAGTTGCAAAAGGTGTTAATAAAATTACAAAGGCGAATGGTGGAATATGCCCCATAATTACATAATATATTGTCAAAATATGTTATGAGGTGTATAATGTTTACAAAAAGTGAGTAGGGGGGTATTTCATGATTACTAATAGAAAAAAATTCAAGGAATTAAAAAGAGAAGGAAGAGGGAGCTTAAATTTTTTATTTTTATATTCACCAGGAATATTAAAATATACTACTAGTGATATAAAGGTTGGGGCACAATTACAAATTTATGTTTTAAAAAATGGTGTGTTTGCAGATGTTATACTATCAAGTAAAAAAATCTATATTGATTTTAATAGCATTTTAAATGCTTCAATTCAGGGAAATAGATTAATCCTAGATTTTGCAGAGGAAGAGGGCAAAGAGCAAATTGTTTTTGAAATAAAAAGTGAGAAAAAGATGAAAAAGATAGCCAATGCAATAAGAAAAGAATGTAAGCTTGGATATGATTCAATAGAAGACAAAGGGGTATATTGTCCTAAATGCAATAATAGTAATATAACATATATAGGAGATGAATATTCTGGCAATTTGAGATGCCTAAATTGTGGCTATTCATGGAAGCTAAAATATAAAAAGAAAAAATAAATTTTAAAGCACTTACTTATTGTAGGTGCTTTTCTCATGCAAAAAGAAGGTGAAAAAATGTTAAAAATAAATGGAGTAGTAGTAAAAACTCCCAAAACTTTTTCTGTTGATATAAGTGATATAGATGGGGAAACAAATAGAAATGCTAATGGTGACATGAATAGAGATAGAATTACAACTAAAAGGAAATTAAACTGTGCATGGGGTCCATTAAAAAATGAGGAAATTTCACCACTTTTAAAATCAGTACAAGATGTTTTTTTTGAAGTAACTTATCCAGACCCTATGGAAGGAACTGTAATGACTAAAACATTTTATGTAGGTGACAGAAATGCTCCAGCATATTCTTGTGTAAATGGAGAAGTTAGATGGGAAGGATTAACCATGAATTTCATTGAGAGGTAGGTGAAGAAAATGCTAAGCACAACAGAAACTTTTGATACTGCAATAAAAAAATACAGTAGAAATATAAAAGCTAAAATAAGTTTTTCAAATATGACAATTGAAGGGACAGAAATAAAAGATATATCAATAACAAATAATCTTTTAACTGGAGAAGAATTTGAAATAGGTACATTCATAACTTCAATAGCAACAGTAACTATTTTAAATGAAGAGGTATATCAAAGTTTAGAAGGTAAAGAATGTAATATCTATGTAGGAGCAATAACAAGTGCTGGAACAGAATATATTAACATGGGTATATTCAAGGTTACTAAGGAAACCATAAAAGACCAGTTAATAACTTTAGAACTTGAAGACAGAACATCTAAATTTGACAAGGAATTTAAGCAAAATATAACTTATCCAGCTACTTTAAAACAGATAGTAGGAAATGTATGTAATCAAGTGGGAGTAAACCTTTCATCAGATTTTTATAATAGCTCCTACAAAATACTAGAGGATCCAAAGTTAGAGGAAGGTACAACTTGCAGAAGCATAATAGCAGCAGTTGCAGAGTTGATGGGTGGATATGCAAGAATTAGCCCAACTGGTAAGCTAGAATTTTTTAATTTAGAAAAGCCTTCAAGTTTATACTGTTTCTCAGGTGATGAAAATTTATATGCAAGTGATGATGAAAAAATAAATAGTGGTAGCCTTGATAAAATCTTGATTGACAGAAATATGTACTATTCCTTAGATGTTGCTAAAAATGAAACTGAGACCATAACAAAGGTTTCTATTATGACAGATAACATCTATAGTTCTAAGGGTAATGATAATGGAAAGAACTATGTCATTGATAATAATATTTTGATAACCACTCATGAAAACAAGGAGTTACTAACTTCTATATACAATAAGCTTGTAGGTTTGTCCTATAAATCTATAAACATGAAGTGGCAAGGAAATCCTTCATATCAGATAGGTGACAATGTGACCATCTATGATGGCAAAGTCTTTCACAATACCTATATCATGTCAAGAAAGCTAAGCTTCAACGGAGGGCTTACAGAAGAATACTCAGCTAGTGGAAAATCTAAAGAAGAAGATAGTACACAAGTGCAAGGAACAATAAGCCAACAAGTGAAGAGAGCTAATGTTCAGATAGACTTCATGAACAAGCAAATTGAAATGCGTGTAAAGGAAGACGATTTGGAAACTATAGTAACTCAAAATGCCGAAAGCTGGAACTTATCCATAAATGGAAAACTAAAAGGTACTAACTATAATTTTGATGGAGAAGGAATGACTATCACAAATGGAGATATAACTGTTAAAAATGAAAAAGATGAAACTGTTATGTGGGTTGATGATGAAACGGGGTTGCTTTCTGTTAATGCTCTTGAAGTGTTTGGTGATGGTGGTAATACAGTTAATTTCCATGGAAATGGTGGTAAGGCAGTAAATTTTAGAAGTGATGATAATAAAAGTTTATTCCTAAATTTTTATAGAGGACAAAGTGGATCAGAAGATGCAAATCCTCGTATTGGAATTTATGCTGCTGACAATCTAAGTGATAGAAGTAACCAATTATGGGTAGAGCCTAGTGGTAAGAATGGTGGCACTCCCATGGTTATTATAAGAGGGCGTGATTCTACTATAGAAGTTAATGAGAAAGCTATGTTACAAGTTATAGGTGAAATACAATGTGTTGGCGACTTAACCATAAAGCATGGAGATAATACAATGAATGTACTTACACTTATACAAAATTTGCAAGAAGAAGTAGCAGAATTAAAGGCAAAATTAAATAGCTAGGAGGTGCAATATAATGCAATGGGTAGATAGAAAAGTAGAAAGACCAAACACTTTTGTAATGCAAAATAATTCTGATGGAACAATAACTCTCATACCAAGTCCAGGAACTATACAACAAACAGGTACACCACTTAATGCTGAAAATTTAAATGGAGCAATAGATTATTCCAGGAGCAAAATTGTAACAAATATAAGTCCAGTAGAAGGAAAATTGCAACTCACAACGGATAGCTATCAAGTAGCAACACTTAGTTCTAATACAACTTTAGTTCTTCCAAATGCAACAAAACCCATAGACATTATAGTTGAGATTAAGCCAAGTACTGATATAATTCTTACTTATCCTTCCAATGTTAAATGGCAAGGAGATGAACCTAGTATAATTTCTAGCAATATCTATGAAATATATCTAGGCTTTGATGGTGCAGACTGGATTGGAGGTTGGGTTGTCTATGAACCTATTAGTTAGCAGGAAAAGGCTTTTAGGGAATACTGGGGACTTTTTATGGAGTTATGGAGGATATTTGATAGTCAGTGCTTTGTGTGACTTATGTGGAGTGGTTTTAGATGAAAGTAATGCAAGGAACTTTATTACTGATTGTATAGAGAGTCTGCATGATACTTTGAAAGATAATCTAAATATTAATGGAGTTAATTATGCTTTATCTCTAAATGATGATTTAATTAGTAAATTCATAGAATTTTATAAAGGAAAAGAGGGAACTCTTATTGATAGTAAATTTGAAATTGCAAGTCCTAATTTAGATTTACCTTTCAAATTTTCTCAAGGTCAAGCAGTTTGGAAGGATTTGTGTTCTTTTAAAGTTAACCAAGATTGCCAAATTAAACCTCAAGCTTTTTGTAAAGGAACTGATTCTATTTCATCTTTAAGTTTGTATGGTAGTTATTCAAGTTTTTCAAAAGGAGATGTTGTAAGTTATAAATGTGCTTGGGACATTAATAGTAATTATTATTACATGGTTAATATTTATAAAAATGGTTCTTATGTTGCTCAAGCTTATCAAGGTTATGGCTCTGCTAATCCTGGACCTAAATATTTAGGTTTGGAATTTTGGCTTAGAGTTGACACTTCTTTAATTAATAAGGATACTTTTAGGTCTTTTGTTGGGGCTACATATCCATCTGTCTTAGGTGATATAAAAACTCTTGAAGAATACAAAGCTAAATATGAAAATGAGCCAAGTAGAATTATATTAGATTCTTCTATAGTAAATATAAAAACAAAGTGGAAAAAAGAAAGTGCAGATATTTATATTCCAGATGGAAATGTGGAGAATTTGCCAAATGGAGTAAAGATTCTTTATGGTCTTTGGGTATATAATACTGGTGACCAATTTACAGAAATTACTGGAGGGTGGGAAAACTATCATAATGATACAAATTGGTTTTGGAGTGGTTCTTGTTACAAAGGAGATATTAAAGAAAACTATTTAAGTTTTTCAATAAAACAAGATAAATCTATGTGTAGTTTAGCAACAAGTAATAAAATTAACTTTGAAGAAGTTAATAAAATAAAAATAACATATTCTCGCATAGCAAATACAAACGCATATGTTGCTTTACAGATAGTAGGTAGCCTAGAAACATCCGAGCTAAGTGGGGCAAAATTGCAAGTAGGAGATGGAAGCTTTGCTACAACTGAAAACCTGGATATTTACAACACGATAGAAATTTCATATCCAGAACCTAAGGCATTAAATGAGAAGTTGTATGTATTGGTTGTTTTATGGGGAGAATTAGCAAATTACAAGGAAACATTCAGAATAAAATCAATTTATATAAGATAAGTTAGGAGGAGAGAAATGAATAATATAAGAAGTCCAGCACCAGTAGGTGCTTTTTATTTTAGAAAAATTAAGAGGTGACAGGATGAACAATGAACAGGATATACAAGACATAAAAGAAAGATTAGTTAGAATTGAAACTTTGCTTGAAACAAATAACGGTAAAGTTGAGTTGGAGCTAAAAGCATTGGAAGAAAAAATAAAAGTTGCTAATCATAGAATAGAAGACTTGGAAAGCACAATAACATGGTTATGGCGTGCAATTATAGGAGCAGTAGTTGGTGGAGCTATTGCTCTTTTATTCAAATAAGAAAGGAAGAGATAATATGGAAATAATGAATTTTATACCAGAAAATTTAATGATATTAATTGCTTCAATTTATGTTGTTGGAGCATTTTTAAAACAATCTGCTGTAAAAGATAAATGGATACCTATAGCTTTAATGATTTTTGGAGTCACTTTTGCAGTATTATTAACAATAATAAATTCTGAATATAAGGTATTATATGAAGCTATTGTGAATGGAATACTTCAAGGTATCCTTTGTTGGGGAGTTGCAGTAGGAATAAACCAAACTATAAAGCAAGTAAAGAAAGAAGAGTAGGACAAGTTCTTACTCTTTTTTCTATTATATATAAGAAGGGAATGATAAAAAATGAAAGGCATAGATATAAGCAATAATAATCCAAAGCTAAACTATGAGTACATGAAAGCTTCAGGAGTTGAAATAGCAATAATAAAACTAAAAGAAGGAGTAACTTTTTTTGACCCAGATAGAGATATTCATTATAAAGGTTGTAAAAATGCTGGAATGAAAGTAGGCTTTTATCATTATTTTAGTAAATCGACATCTGCACTTGACCAAGCCAATGGCTTTTTAGAAGAGTTAAAAAAATATTCATATGAAATTATTCCAGTATTAGATTTTGAAGACCCACAAATTCAAAACAAATCAGATAAGGTTGTTGCATTTATGGAGAGATGTAAGGAAGTATTAGGATATTATCCAGTTTTATATACCTATGAAAGTTTTCTGTACAATTTTGATGATAGATGCAAAAAATATCCTTTATGGATAGCTAAGTATGGACCAGATGATGGAATCACAAAAGTTTCTTAGTCTGCTCCAGGATACAATGTTGTTGGTTTTCAATATACAAGTAAGGCAATAATAAAGGGTAGTAATGGTTATATAGATATGAATGATTTTTATGAAGGTATACTATTAAATAAAGTTGATACTTCTATCAACAATATTAATAGCTCTATCAACAAAAATGTTGATTGGTTGAGTGAGTATCTAAAATCTTGGAATTGGAAAGAGTGGGTCATAGAATTACAGACAGAATGTAATAGACAAGGCTTTTCTAATCAACCTGTAGATGGAATTACTTATAATAAAAAGACTGGAGAATCAAAAACTCTTGCAAGCTGTCCAACACTTAAAATTGGAGCAAAGGGAAATATAACAAGATTATTGCAAAAAGTTCTTAAAGCTTATGGAATTGCTAATTTAAAAGAAGATGGAATATTTGGAACTAATACTTACAATGCTGTTGTGGCTTATCAGAAATTAAAAGGTCTTACAGCAGATGGCGTAGTTGGTTATAATACTTGGAAGAAACTTTTAGGTTTATAATTTAGAAGGGTAGCAGATAGGCTTAGGTCTATTTGTTACCCTTTATTTTTTTTATCTTTTTTAGAAAAAAATATCAAAAAGTATTGACTTATTATACTATCGATAGTATAATATAATTGTAAGGAGGTGAGAGAGTGGAGGATAAAATAAAAGAGCTAATCAAAATAGTAAAACTACTTGAAAAGCTCGTGATACAGTTAATATCCCTATTTGGTTGGATAGCAATCCTAGTATTCACAATCAAAGGAATATTTAACTAAACAAAAGAGGGGTTAAGCTAGCACCTTAGCCCCTTGAAAAAATAATAACAAATATATTCTCCAAAATCAATATGAAAAAAGCATATATAGAATTAATCATTAGAGTTTTATCACTTATTGGATTGATAGCAGTTTTAGTATTTGCATTAAAAGGTATGTTAGGAGGTTTTTAAATGAGTGAAAATGCACAAACAGAAGCTAATAAAAGATGGCAAGAACAAAATAGAGAAAGGACTAGGTATTTAAGAAATAGGTCAACAGCAAGAAGCTTTGTAAAGAATCAAGCAACAAAAGAAGATATAGAAGAATTGGAGCAATTAATAGCTCTTAGAAAAGAACAACTTAAGAAAGAGTAGTATTTAAGGGGAGTAAGTGGAAAAGAACACTTGCTACCCTTTATTTTTTTACTTGAAATACGAACAAATGTTTGATATGATAAGATAAAGAAACATTTTATTATAAAAATTTAACAGAATATGAAAAAGTAACTGTGAAGGCGATAGGGTAAGGTATAAAGTAACATTTGTAAAATTCTTTTGTTTTAAAGGTTGTACATTTATGCAAAAAGGATTTATAATGGAGAAAATAGGTAAACACCAAAGAAAAAGAACCTATTGTCAGCAACAATGACAAAGGTTCAATTAACTATAACAAGATATAACTTCTATCTTTATTATAGCATAATATTTGGTGATTGCAATAATATAATAAGGAGAAAATTGTGAACAGAGTTATAAAGGAAAATCCATTTTTATTTAATACTATAAATAAACCATTAAAAATTACTTGTGGGAAAAAGAAACAAATAAAGCAAGTTGTTAAATGTTTAGAAAGTACAATGAAGGGAAATATAAGTAATATATTTATAGTAGGTGGTAATAAAACAGGAAAAACTAGTTTTATGAATTTAATTAAAATATTATGTGGAGAAGAAACTGAAGAAACCATTAACTTTTACAAAGATATTTTAGATTGTGAATACATGGATTTTGACTTTGAAACATATTATGTAGATTGTACCAAAATAAGAACTATTAGTGAAATGACTAATTCACTTTTAGAAAAGTGTAAGAAAACTTTTTTTAGTGATGTAAAAGTCGCTTTTACAGCAAGAATAAAAAATTTAGGAGCAGATATACAAGGAAATATAAAATCAGAAATATATGAAGAACAATTTTTAAAAGATAAATTAGAAAATTTAATAAAAAAATCAAATATAGCAACTATATTTTTATTTGATAATATATTTAATTTTTTTCAAAGTAATGGCAATGCTAATATAATAAAATCCATTATAGAAACATTAACAATTAAAAAAAATAAGAATTTTTTATTTGTGTTTTCTTGCACAAATTCTCAGTATAGATTAATTAAAGATAAAATTAACATTAATCATATGTTAATTAAAATTGATACCTTGGACAAAAATATTGTGAAAAAGAGCATACATGATATGGTGGATAAAGAATCTGTTAATATAAGTCATGGAAAACTAGATGAAATTATTAAAAAATTTAATTATGATATTATTAAAATAAATGACTTCTTGAAAAGATTTGATGATAAATGTGAAGATTCAAATACAGATGATACCATTAAAAATACTTATAATGATATGAAAATACATTTTTCGGATATTTATGGAAAAACAGTACAAGAATTTGATTATAAGCAAAAGAATATAGTAAAAAAATTACTAAATGAATCGTACATAATGAGGCAAGGAGAGATAAAAAGTATTTTAGGATGTAATGATATTAATTTAGTAAAACCAGTTATTTACATGATGGAAGATAAAGGAATAATAGAAGTTTGTAATGAATATAGTATAAAAATAAAAAGTGATTTTATAAGAGAATGTATAAGTGATATATAAAGGGGGACACAAGATGACAATAAATACTAATATTGAATTTATTAATGAATTAGACTCTAATAAAACAATTAATTTGAATAAAGGAGAGTATAATATTTCTAATTTAATATTAAAACAAGATGAAAATGTATTTTATGAAGATGTATTTGATGGAAAAGAGTTAATTATTAAAGGAATAAGAAATTTAAAATTAATAGGAGTAAATGAAGCAACTATTTTGGCTGATCCTAGATATGCAAATGTTTTGACTTTTATAGATTGTGATAATATAGAAATTAATAGTTTAACATTAGGACATATTAAAAGAGATGGTAGTTGTATTGGTGGTGTTTTAAAGTTTATAAATTGTAATAATATAAAAATTTTCAACTCTAATTTATTTGGCTGTGGAACAATAGGATTGGATTTCATCAATTGTGTCAACATAGAAGTTTGCAGCACAAATATATATGAGTGTACCTATGGAATAATTAACATAAAAGATAGCTCTTCAATTATATTTAAAAATAGTAATTTTTTTGATAATAAAGGTTTTGATTTTATAGAAATATATGGTTCAGACTTTATAAAATTTAAAGGTTGCAATATTTATAACAATATAAACGATAGTTCATATTCTAATAATTTATTTAGAATAATAAATTCAAAAATACTATTTGAAGATTTAACAATAAAAAATAATATAGTAGGTTCGATTTCGTCAATAGACTATAAAAAATTATTTGAAGACATAGATCTTAATGATAATTTCTTTTATAGTGGAGATATGTTTAGTAAAGAATTCGAAAGTATGTATGAAGAATGTATTGAAGAAAAGTTAGAAGAAGGATATAAATTGGTATATGGCAATAAACAAAATATAAAATTAGTAAAGGAGATTTCAATATGTGATAACAAGGCATCAAAACCTATGTTGTCACCAGATAAATCAAAAATTATATTTATTTTTCCTTTTGAATGGGAAATTTTAGGAGACTTATATTTGTGTGAAGTATCTAACAGAGCATATAATAGAGAAATTATATTGTCAGCTAAAACTATAAATGATAAATTAGGAACAAATAAGAAAATCAAAATGGCAAAATGGAAAAATAATGAAGAGATATTTTTAATTATAGGGCAAGGGTATGGAACTGTGACAAAAGGTGGAGATGTTTATATTTACAATATAAAGAATAACAAGTTATCTAGTCTATATTTATGTAAAAGCAGAGAAGAAGTTTTGGATGTTAGAGTAAGTAATAAAAGTATCAATTTTCTAATGGCGAATTTTGATGAAAATTTTGAATCATATGAATATGGATATAAAAAAATAAAATCTTAAAATGACAATATATTTGATAAGTCTATTGGACAAATAACAGTAGGAATATATTTTATTTTGATTATAATATTTGTAGTAATTCTAAATATATTTTCATATAAAATTTTAAAACACCAAGTTTATTAAAGGATGTATTGAATTTGTTGAAATAATTATCATCAACAAGACTAGGAGACTAATCCTCCTGGTCTTATTTTTTGAAAATGCCATATTCTTTTAATTTTAAGTAGTACTCTCTACTAATTTTATTTGAACTTATCCATTTGTACCAAGTATTGGTCCTTATACATAAACCAGCACAAATATTTTTTATTTTTTCATCTTTTGAATATTTTTTTAATATATTAGAAATATCATGAGTATTTTCTAAGTATTCATCAAAGAAATAAATAGTATTAAGTTTAAAGTAAGTTGCTAATTTTTTAGAAATTTCACGTCCAGGTAATTTCCTATTTGCTTCTATATCTTTTATACATACTCCTGAAGAATATCCAACAATAGAGGCTAGTTCTTCTTGAGTTAAGTTAGCATTTAGTCTATAATATCTTAGCTTTTCTCCAAGAGTATTTCCTATTTTATATTTATCAATAGTGTAGGCATTTAAGGTACTTGTGCAAATCCTTGGACAGCAACCTATATTCAA